ATAAGAAAGCTCAACTGCTTTTTGCTTAAATTCTTTGTCGTACTTTTTTCTTTCGTCGCTCATCATGGTAAGTTACTCCTTTTTGTAACCTAACCTACCGTCCAGCTTACTGTAGTAATTTCAGTTTTTTGTCCAAAATTCATAAGAAAATATAATGCTTATAAAGACTATGCAGTTATGCAGCATTCTCCGAGGTGGATTATTTGGGAGGCCTTAAATATTTTCAATTCCTCTATTGACACAAAAAAGTTTGTTGAACGTATATCAACAAAGAAATATTCTAGTGAGATAACCGATGAGGAATTCCAAGCAAGGCAAAAAGAATACAATCAAAAGAAGAATGCTGGCTCGTTGGACTTTAATGATTATGGTGTTCTAATTGAAGAAAAACAAACCGTTCTATACTTCAAAAATGAGGACAAATCCTATAAAATGGGATTGCCAATAATAAAACAGGATGACTTTATTGATACCGAGGTTACGAGTATTGTAGAGAAGGAACTTTTCTGGGAAGTTTATGGGCGACTTTCGCGATCAAGGATTATTGTTAGATTGCTAATTCTGATTCTTCTTATAACTTGTGGCGTTCTCTTTTTAATTGTCTTCTTGCAGAATATTATAGCAGGATTTAGTTATATTTTTTAACTATTTGTGCTAACCGTTTAAGCACAATTGGACGTGCCGACCAAACTGATCAGTCTCTGCCGATTCAAACTGACCACCCTTCGCCGAAGTAGCTGACCAGTCACTTTTTCTTTTCTTCAAATCGATCATTTAGCTGTCTGTTAGTCGTATTTCAAAGATACAATTTTTGTTAATCCAATTCAACCACCTGTTTTCGTTTGCCGGATAGCAGTTCACGCAATGATGGTCCGGTTAAATCAATGCGATGCGTATTGTTGACGATTCGATCGAGGATGGCATCAGCAACCGTTTGCTCCCCAATGATGGTATGCCAATCGGATACGGGGTATTGCGATGTGATGATGGTTGAGTGCTTGCCGTGGCGATCTTCGATAATCTCCATCAAAGCGGAACGTGTAAGATTGTCAAAGGGTTGCAGCCCAAAGTCATCAAGGATCAACAGGTCATGCTTCTCGATCCTGGAGATTTCTTTAAGGTACGATCCGTCCGATTTTCCCATCTTCAGCCTTGACATCAGTTTGCCGGTATTGCCGTATATCACTCGGTACCCCATCGTGCATGCCTGGTTCCCGAGAGCAGAGGCAATGTAACTTTTACCAACCCCTGTGCTGCCCGTGATGAGGATGTTTTCCGCTTTATCGATAAACCCGCATTCCGCCAGACGCATCACCTGGTTTTTATCCAGGTTGCGGTCCAAGTGGAAGAGGAGTTGCTCCATGTTGGCGGCGTAGCGGAACTTGGCCAACCTCAGCCGTCTTTCAATGCGCCGATTGTTCCGATCATCCCACTCGGCATCAATGAGTAATGATACCATCTGGTCATTGGTAAGTTCTGCCAATTGGTCGGCCTCCATAGTTGCCCGGAAGGCGTTGGCCATACCCAGGAACTTCATCTGTTTCATTCTGTGCAATGTTTCTTCGTTCATAATGTAATGATTTATTGTTTGATTATTTAACGAACCCACTGCGGGCCGCGGCCCGCAGTGGGTTACTTCATTTAGTTAAGCGTAATACTTGGGGCCCCGGATATTAGGATGGACCGGCGGAACCGGTTTTTTTTCTTCACCGGGTTCGAACTCATCTTTATCCAACCCTTTCTCCAGGATCACCCGGATAGTGTGATAACTGTAATCTCCGTAATGCATAGCCCGGCGGCAGGCCTTTTCCAGCCGTTCCTTTCCCACCCGGGCACTGAAGCTCAATACTCCCTGGCAACTCCGGTAGGCTTGCTCCGGATGCTGCCGGCTGTTCAGCAGGCCGATGATGTATTCTTTTGTATCCGGACCCACTTCAGCGGCCCGCTTGATAAACTTATCGGGGTTCCAATCGCTCATGAACCGGTGCTTCGAGGCCAGATGATCCTCAACGGTGGTATGCCCGTAATGCTTTCTATCTCGCTGGTGCAGGGCTATCCGCTCATAGTGATGGTACACCTCAACCTCAGACTGACTGTACAAAAGAGTCACCTTTTTGCCCAGGTAACGGTAAGGGACGCTATAGTAATGCTTATCCTCACTCAGGCACACGTAGTTATTCTTCATGACCGTCACCACTTTCCTGCGTTTGAGCTCAAACCGGGTCGGTGGTAATCCCTGTAGCTGATCCCGTTCGATATCCTCGAACAGCTGTCTACGGCTGTAGGGTCTGGCATTGAGTAACCGGTTGTTATGCGCTTCCAGGGCTCTCTGTATGGCACGGTTCAGGCTGTCCAGACCGGCATATACCTGCTTTTTCACTTCAGGGTAAATGGTCCGGTAGATGATTTTCACGGCTCCTTCCACCAACGCTTTGTGAGTTGGCTTATAAGGCCCGGCAGGCAAGGCTGCCATTGTATAATGGCTGACAAAATCAAGGAAGGCCTGGTTCAGCGTGGGTTCGTATTTGCTACTTTTAATCACCGCAGACTTCAGGTTATCGGTGACAATCGCCTTTGGCACTCCGCCAAAGAAGTGCAACGCGTTCTCACAGGAACCGATAAAATCTTCCTTCTGCTGGCTGCAGCTGGCTTCGACATAGGTCAGCTGGCTGGCACCAAGGATCGCCACAAAAACTTCTGCTTCAATGAGTTCTCCGGTAAAAATATCCAGATAATGCAGCTTCTCCCCGGCATAATCCACATACATCTTCTCACCGGCTTTGTGATCAATGTGCATGGTCGGATTGTTGGCCCTTTTCCAACGCAGAAAATGGGCCTTGAACTGTGATACCCGGTAACCGTCAGGGTGTTTTTCAAAGTAGTCCTTCCAGAGCATCTCTTTGGTTATTCCCCTTTGCTTCAGTTTTTTATCGATCTCCGGAAACAGCTCTTTCAGAGCTAAAAAGCGGGGATCATCTTCGATATGTTCCCGGCTGCTCATATCCAGGAACAACTGCTCAAGAGCCTTGTCGTCCAGCTTGTCAAGGTCTTCCAGGCTCAAGCCTGAGGCTAAAAACAAATGGATGTACCGTCTTACCGTATTCCTCGGCAACCGGGTGCGCTCTCCGATCGAGAGCTTACTGACGCCCTGGGCGTACAGCTTGATAATGCTTCGTACTTTACTCATACTGATTAAGTTATTACACATGATTAATAAAATTGGAAAGCCCAACATTACTCAATCATGTCACTAATCTGCAGCGTAAATGAACGATTTGAAGGGTGGTCAGTTTGCGTCGGCAGGAGGTGGTTAGTTTGCTCCGGCAGGCGTTGTAAATATTAATCGGCAGGGGGTGGTCAGTTTACTCCGGCGCGGACTGGTTTTTTTGAGCGGCTTGTCTACTGATGAACCTGACTTACAATGGATTAGTTTTGCCAATAGTCACTTTTGCAACATTTGTAAAACCTGTAACATCTGTAAAAATCGAACCAACCCGTCATCGTAAAGGCCTGACTATCTTTTGCTTTTGATACTTCTTTCCCGAATCTTTACCCTTGGGTAACACTTCCTGTTTGGTTACCCTTGCACACCTTCACTGTACCGATAAGTTTGGCTGTAGTGGCGCCTGAGATTGCACACCGATACTCTCAACTGATGAAACCAGTTCAGCAACGCATCTGCGATTACAACAGATTGATAAACTTCACAGTTTAGGATTTTGGGAGTCCTCTGTCTGCCTTACTTTTCCGGCGCCTGGTCAGAGGCTCAACGGAATTTCCGTAATGATTTATGTTCTAGCCGCGACAAAAGTGGATTGAACGGTAAGTAAATGGCCGTATTTCGTCCAAATTCGTTTATCCACTGAATCTGAAAAGTGCGTTGCCATTTCCGGAAGAATGGTTTTGGAACGTTCGGAGGCTTTGTTTTTACTGAATTTCCCTTCTTTCTGGATCACCTGGGTATTGTTCATGGAAATGAGGGTGTACTTGCACTTCGTGCCATTGAACCTTACCTGCGGAAAGGAAGGATCACTGCCTTTAAGAATGTTACCCCAAAGGAGGTATTTGTCATGTTGTGGTGGTTCCATTCCCCGGTGGACCTCCTGGATGATCGTCCAGCCGGCGCGTTCAAGCCTGGCAATCGCCTGGTCATTATAACTGGCTGATTTGTTGACGTTCGGGTTTTTTGAATCCCCGTACCGGTCACGGTAATACAGTATAGTTTTCTCGTTGTGGGGTTTGTAGTAAGTTGTGAATTGATCAACCAGGCTGTTAATCATCACCCCGTTCGGATCATCGGGTTTCACGAAAAACTCATTGATAAAGTTGTCAACGAGTCCTGGCTCGTTTTTCACAAAATCCACCCCTCCCTCCTGGCCGACGGTGAATAGCGATATGGAACTGCCCCAATCAGGGGTAATTTCCAGCGGAATGTTCGGATTGCAATCTTTATCAAAACGGGAGTCCTGCACCTCTAACCGGGAAAAATCCCAGTTCGTGTTTTCGGCCAGGTCACGAATGAATCCATCATTGGTGGCATTGAAATAAACGTGTTTGGATTCATTGATGTGGTAATAGCAGTCCTCGACCGTATCCAGGAAAATATTCATGATCTCAATCATGAACGTCAGTAGGTTTTGTTTCTCGTACTCCCTGATGATATAGGATATCCCGATGTTATCGATGTTATCGAAAGCGTTCGCCAGGGTAAATAGGGTACCGGTTGTGCTGACGAACGGCAGGATTTGCGAGCGGAGCCGGATGGTTTCGTTATAAATTTGGGTATAGAGTTTTGCATCCCGGGCATAATACGCCGGAATCAGTTCCATTTGGAGTTTCACGATACGGTTCCAGATCACGAATATTTGGAGTCCGGCTTCCTCGGCGTAATAATCTCCGAAGTTTAGCAGCCACTTCTGAGTTTGGCTGTATGGCATGGAAGAAACGTAATGGTAACCGTGGTGGAAAGGAACATGGTTCTTCGAGTTTGGACCCCAGATATCCTCGTTTCCCCGGTTTGTGGGGCTTGTCTCCTGATCGTAGCGTTCCTTATCAATTGTCAGGGCTTCATCCAGTATTTCATAATCCACGTTTGCTCCCCTGGCTGATCCGATGCGATCCTGCGATAGCATCAAAATGGCATTGCCATTGGCGAATGAGATCACGTTATCGAATTTCATGATCTTCTCGTATGGCGATAGGAATGTCGGGGGTGGCCGGCGGCCTACAACATAGTTTTTATCCTTGGTGTAGCCCATCGTTTCCAGAAATTTGAATGTCGACGGTAATGTTCTGGTAAGAAGCTGGCCGTAGGTTTGGCCGGTCACTGATGTCAGGGCCCGGGGCATCCAGCGATTGACGTTATTGATATCCCAGCCGACCAGGAATGATTTGCCGGTTGCCCGGCTCCAAATGTCACACTTGGATTTCGGATTCAGAACGATGCTGGAATACTGCGGATTATTGAGGGTTAGCGGCTCCATGATCAAGTCTTAAACATTTCCTCTGCATCCTCTTCAGTGATTTCGGTGTAGATGGCATCAGAGATGGCCTTCAGTTCCTCGGGTGGCATATCATTGATTGCCCTGGTATCGAGGTTTCGAATACTACCATGGTGGTTGATTTGGATCAGGAAAGTGTGCTTCTCGACCAGGCGTGGATCCTTTTCTTCCACAACCTTTTCCCCGATGGCTTTAATGAGGTTGCCGGCGCCGGCTGCCCAAGATTTCAGATCACCACGCGCCTTTGCTGCTTCAATTTGTTCCACCAGGGTATTGATCACCCAATTGTGCCAGAATTCATAATTGAATCTGACATATGTGACGTTTAGTTCCATGGCCATTTGAAGGTCACGGCAGGCAGTCCTGCGGGATATTTCAGGATATTTTGAACGGTGAATTGCCAGGGCCGCTTTCCCGAGTGGATGCCGGTCCACTACCCGGGCCAGAGAGGTTACCCGGCAAAGGAGCGCCGTTTGCTCCTCTGTCAGCATGGAATTTTCAGGGTCGATGATCGCGGTTTTAACCAGTTCCCAGGATTGGTTCTCCAGGGCGAGGGCAGAATTACTCATTGGCGGTCAATTTCTGCGTTCTGAATCATCGTTATCATCATCTGTTGGGCGGGGTTTGATCCATTGGCTGCGGCCTCGGCAATGGATTTACGAAGCGGAATTTCACCCTTTAACCATCCGGTAATGTAGGCGACATAGGCCGGACCGGTTTTGGATTGCACTTCGTCACGAAAATCCTCCGGATCAATTTCAGCGTTGGCAGCGATCTGGTCCAGGCTGAAGAACAGCTCGGCCATGGATTCGATTTCCTTAGTCTGTTCCTCGGTTAAAAACATTCTCCAGGTGTGTTTTATCGAAGTTGAAAACCATGTCATCGGTGAATATGACCCCTCGTTCGAGCTTCGGATTGTCGGTAGCGTTTTGTGAGGTGACGATGGAAATTTTCCACTCCCCATTCTCGATCAGGGCCACTTTGGCATGCAGGGAAACACAACGATATACAAAACTTTGGCGAAGCATTTGAAAGGGAATCGGGCTCATGACTTTCACCCGGTTATCGATCAGGAACCGGATGGAAAGTATTTCCCCCTTGTTGATCGCGCTTTGCACCTTTTCAAGCGATTGCTGCGAGATGGAGTAGGTGGTCATGAACACGTTTGCGGGTCCTGTTTGCTTCAGTATGTGAAAGATCAGCCGTATCAGGTTGAAATTGCCATCCGAATAGTAGTGCTTCTGCCTGCCGGGAATGAGCAGGCCGATTGATTTTGTTAATACTCCCGGCACGAATTCCACCAGGTCAGGATTCGTGTCTGCCGGAATTTCCATCAGTGCTGCAGGAATCATCGCATCCTGATCGGCTTTACTCCTGGATACTGCCGGCCGTAGTTCCGACGCTTTGATTAAGACCATCAATTTTGGTTGTTAGGTTCTCGATCTCAGCTTTTTTCTCCTTGATCCTTTTCAGGAGTTCATTTCGTTTTGGCCCGGGCCGCATTTCGCTTACCATGGGCTGCTTGGTTGGAGTACCGAAATGTAATAGGTTATTGTCACGGCTTAAGGATTTCTGCAAGTTCAGACGCTGCCTGGAGAGTTCTTCAATTGGCAGGATCCCGGCCTTTGGCATCTTGGGTACTTTGGGTGGATATATTACCAATTCATCAGGCATGATATTTTTGTTTAACCAGTCCTGATGGGCAGCGTGTAATTCTTCCATCCGGGAAGAATAGCCCTCCATTTTCTCAACGATAACCTGGCGCATGGAAACATTCTCCGGACGGTTATCCGGTGGGATCCCTTTCAGGGAGTTATGGGCGGTTGACCTGTTTTTATACAGAGCACTGAATTCCGCAATGATCCGGCGAATGATCGGTGGTTGGTCCGGATCATCAGCGATCAATGATTCGTAATCATCTCGAATTGTAGTTTCCGGTTTTAATGCAGATGGCTTCAGCTCGTGGTCCCCAGCTTTATCGACAGTTGGAACTATGCCGGCAATCTTTCCCAATTCGTAGGCAAGCTTCCCGGCGTACCTGATTTCCTTGCGTGGGAAAAGGTTTTTGAGTGTTTTGTTTTTGGAGTGCTGGTCAAATAGCTTGACTCCGGTTTGGTATTCCCGGTCGGAATTAAGCCAGGCGTTAATTTCATCGATGTGCTGTTGATCCATTAGGCTAAATGTTAAATCGTGTCGAAATTCGCACGAAGCGCGAATGTAACCCATGATGAAAACACGAAAAAGGACAAGAGAAAAGCTACTGGTGGTATGCTATAGGCTTATACCATGTACGGTGACCGTGTCGAGGCCATAAGAACAATGGGATGTTAAAAATAGCGAATGGACTTATTTCGGATGCCCAACCTCAGACTGGAAGATCAAGAAAACCGAATGCCTGGTTGCATGGCACATTCAAGTCAATAAACTGAAATTTTGGCTGGTCTAGTTCTTTCAGAAGGTTGAATATTTTCAAGCATTCGATATAGGATGAAAGATAAAACTCGACAGCTTCCTCACAGTACGCTTGAGTATAGAGTTAAAGTAACAATCTGAAAGTTGAACTTCGGCACTTCGCCGAACTCGCCTACATCACAAAACAATGGAATTGACACAGTGAAAATTATTTTGGTTTTTCTTATTCCAAGAAGTAGTGATAATAGGAACCAACATTTTTAAATAGGGGACTCCCTTCATCCAGGAACCGAAGGCAGAAACTGGTATCGAGCAATGTGGCTTTTTTGTGCATAACCTACCCTGATTTCTCTAAGCTAAATAACGTGGTTAATACACCCACCCCAGACTTAATAGATTAATATCCTAGTTTTAAGTATACTTTTTTAACATATCAAGATTTCTTACTTAACGACTATTACAGAATATGGAATAGCTGTTCATAATTCCGTGCAATGATGTTGTGAAATTACTACAGTAAGCTGGACGGTGGGTTAGGTTACAAAAAGGAGTAACTTACCATGATGAGCGACGAAAGAAAAAAGTACGACAAAGAATTTAAGCAAAAAGCAGTTGAGCTTTCTTAT